GTTTTGCTCTTCAAAGTGGTGTGTGTGAATATACACCAAATTTTGAGAGAAATTTTTATTCTTTTTTATACTCTATAAACTGAAGTATGGTATTGTCCTCCATATTTCTATTATATAAAAAAGTCAAACTCACAAGAGTAGCTCTTGTGTCCAGAGGGAACAACTACTATAATAGTACGTCCACTCATAACAACGTAGAGTGGGTAGTAGTTCTGAAACTTATGACTGTAAGTTTACATTTTGTGGTAAAGCTCTGGGACAGTTGGCCCTTAATTTTTATGTGTTCGTTAAGTCAAATTATGAAGTTTTTTACTGCATCTTCTAAAAATGTAGTTAAGGTGATCTGTGAGTCAAATTGTTGTTTAATAAACAACGATGATGTTCTATGTTCATCTGAGTTTGAACTCCAATCTGGAGAATCATCTTTTGCTGATGAAGGAGAAGTTCTTGATGTAACTAAACAAGTTACTACAGAATTTCTTGATGAGTCTAAGGAGTCTGATGATGGTTTTTCAGCAATCGGAAATTGGTATCAACCAACAAAAACAGCAGATTCAGATATAGTAGATTTTATGAGTAGACCTGTACTCATACATAGTGTAGATTGGGTTGTAGGGGGCTTATTAGATCAGTCTATTAACCCTTGGGGTTTATATTTTAATACTGATACTATTAGGAAAAAATTAGATAATTACGCTTTTTTAAGATGTGATTTAAAAATTAAAGTATTGATAAATGCTTCCCCATTTTATTATGGTGCCCTCTTGGCATCATATCAACCCCAAGCGGGTTTAGCTGCCACACCAGTGAACACAGCTGCTGTAGAAGATGTAGCTTATTCCCAAATGCCCCACTTTTGGATTTATCCTCAAACAAGTACAGGTGGTGAAATGACTTTGCCATTTTTGAGTATCACTGAATGGTTGCATACTGTTGGCGCTTCTGGTTTAACAGAACTCAATAACATGGGTAAATTTAGATTGGATAGTATAGGTACACTTAAGTTTGCGAATGCCACTGGAGCAGCCGATATAAATATTCAAGTGTATGCTTGGGCTGAGAACGTAGAATTAGCAGGTCTTACAGTTGATGTTGCACTTCAGATGGGTAAAGATGAATATTCCAGTGGACCTGTTAGTAAAGTAGCCAGTGCCATAGCGCGGGGATCGAGTAAATTAGAGTCAGTACCCTTTATTGGTAAGTACATGACAGCAACGACAGTAGCGTCGAGTGCGGTAGCAAACATAGCTTCTTTATTTGGTTATACAAAAGTACCTAATTTAAAGAATATAGAACCAGTAAAAGATCTACCATTTCATGGTTTAGCAACCTCAGATCAACCAGATGTTACTGAAAAGTTGACAGTTGATTCAAAAAATGAATTATGTATAGATTCTAGTGTATTGGGTACAGAGGTAGGTGATCCACTGATGATCAGTTCAATAGCTCAAAGATCTAGTTATTTAACGAGCTTTACTTGGGCTGCATCAGACGCAGAAGGCACATTACTGTGGAATAGTTTTGTTACTCCATGTATGGGTGCATTAACATCAGGAACAAGTCAGGATTATTGGCAAGGAACACCCATGTGGATATTAATTGAGTTGTTCACATACTGGCGAGGAGATATCATTTTTGATATCAAGGTAATATGTTCTGGTTACCATAGAGGTAGAGTTATTTTTGCATGGGATCCTTCAGGAGATATTGCTAATACTACCAATTCAACTTCTACTTGTTTTAACAAGATTGTAGATATTAGTGAAGAGAGCGAATTTTCGTTACGCATACCTTATATACAAGCAACACCTTATCAAAAAACACCTACATCTATAGAACAATATTACGGTACATCTGCTTTAGCATCTGACGCCTATGGTGGAACCACCAATGGTATTTTGACTGCCCGTGTTTTGAATAAGCAAACGTCGCCTGTGGCCTCGGCCAGCGTAACACTTATTGTTTCAGTTAGGGGTGCAGACAACTTAGAATTTGCTGCACCAAAGAAAATTAATACAAATATTAATTTTTACGCTGTTCAAAGTGGAGAAACAACTATGGGTGAACCATCTACTTTAGATCCAAATGTGAATTTAGTTTATATGGGTGAAAAAGTTAGTTCCGTGAGAGAATTACTACAACGCTGTAATTTGTCTATGTCTTATCCTGTTGGTGAAGTACTTACTGATCCTAGATGTGAATCCAGTTACATAAATAGAAGACCTTTATATAGGGGATTTGATCCTAATGGTATTCATTCTGCAACAGCACCTGTAGCGGCAGCTAATGCACCTTTCAATTATGTAACCACAACACCATATCATTTGATAACTAGTTGTTTCTTAGGTGAACGAGGATCTATCACTTGGAAAGTCAATTTGGATGGTGTTGATTATAGATCTGTAGATGCAGGTAGATCAAATCAGATACTTACTGCAGCCAAATACGATCCTATTGCGTCAGCAAATGTGTATGATATTGATAATCTAAATACACTCAATTTAGAACGAAGTGAGCGAAACACCTATACTGCTGGAGCAGCACTTGTGAATCAAATGACCAATACAGGTTTGAGTGTAAATGTTCCAATGTACAGTATTTATACCATGTTAGACACAGCACCTGCAGATAGAACTCTTGGTGATTCTACTGTAGCAACTACTACTGATACATTACGTTTTTCATGGGTCAGACATGGTAATGTAGCAACTGGCACTTCTGGTGTTGTAGATTATCTTTTTCAAACAGGTCCTGACCACTCTTTGGTACAATTTATTTGTGTGCCAACTGTGTATTTATACACAACCCCAGCAGTAGCTACATAGCTACTGCGATATTTAAAACTCGATGGTCGATGTCGAGTCTTGTATCTCTATACAAGTTTTAGACCGGAAACGGTTTTGATAAATGCTAAGCTTAATGGCTTTGCGTCTTACTACTTTTTTGTAGCAATTGTCAATACCGCTCTTACCGGTCTTTGGCAATTGTGAAATTTTTTTAACACAGTTGGACGTCGACGTTTTTCAAAATTGTCTCCGATTA